AGTACAGCACCACCTTCACAACGCTTGTCCAGATAATTCATCACCGATTCGAAGGTGCGAGGGTCGATCAACAAAGGAGTGTCGAACATCTTGCTTCTTAGGCGAGTGAGTTCATGGGCCATCATTCACTCCTTCATGTGTTTTCATTGTTGGAAATTGATCCGTCACCGGAACTGCCATTAGAATCTCCAACTCCGTTATTTAAGCCAGAGGACATCCCATCGCCGCTTCGTGAAGTCATGTTCCCAAGAGCAGCATCAAGTTCTTCTTGGCTCATAGTGTCTGGAACACGATAAGGGATGTCAGCTTGCTTCATTACCCAGTTGATCGTGTCACGATTACGTGGGAAGGTGGAAACAGCAGCAGTACGTTGGATAAACTTACTCACTTCATCCAGAGATTCTTTACTAACATTTCCGTAAGTGAATTCTGGCATGATGGTGGTGTCCCAACCGTTCTGCTCCCAAAGTGTACGAACAAGTTGGTGATTAAGCTGATTCTTGATTTCGTCAAGAGCGGCTTGAATACCCATCTCGATGATGCTAACTTTTGTTTCACCAAGAGCGAACGATCCACCACCTTGTTGACCAAGAGCCAAGAAGTCAGCAAACAAGCAAGTGAGGATTTCAGCGTTATAACGAGCAATGATTGCGTTAGTGTCAAACGAACGTTGTCCTGTAACACTCATCACTTCAAAGTCAAACATCCGCTTACCAGTTTCATCTAGCAGCAGAGGAAGAATCAAACCGCTCTGCTTGGCAACGTGCATATTAGCCATTGCTTGCTGATAGGCTTGAAACACTGCCTTGTTTTCATCAGAAGCATCAGCAGCCATATACTGCGGAGGCAAATACAGCACTTTAAAGCCGTTAACATCTTGAGCAGCACCAATGGCCTCCGCCTCCTGAAATGCTGTCTTATACTTCCACGCTTGCCAGCAACCGTTAAGAGGACTTGTCCCCACTGGACTATCTTTCAACGGGTTGTTACGGAACAGGAGGAACTTCTTACGAGCGATCTTCTTGCTTCCGCCTTTTACATTCTGCAAATTGGCGTTAACAAAATCCCATCCATCACTAGCTTGAGCGTTGTCTGGAATACAAATACGTTGAACAAGACCGGCAAGCTCACGTCCACTGTTCTTCCAATACCAACCTTCGATAGTATCTTGAGAACGAATAGGAAGCTTCTTTACACCAACAAGACCATCGTTAAACTTAGAACCAAACTCTTTACGTCGATAACGAAGAACAATCTCAAGTGTAGAGAAGCCATAGCGTTTGAACGTAGCAGCTTGCTTAATCATGCTCTGCCAGTCATGATCCATATCGGTCATCACTTGCTTCAAGTAGCTTGCCTTGTCGGCAAGTTCCTCTTCATACCCCTCAGGAATCTTGACATCCCAAGGAACCCGTGCAATCATGGTTTCAACAAGTTCAAGGGCAGGGCTGATAGCAGCATCCTTAGCCATCTTCTTGTATGTTTCTATGGCTTGAGGGAAACGCAGCTCGTGGCTGCACTCCTCGAATACCTGACCACCTAGAGTAGTGAGGCCATTAAACCCTTGCTCTCGATACACTATGTTTGGAACGTCACTCCCTCCTTGTTCAAGCTGTGTATCAACAACACTCTCCGCAACGGAGGCGTCTTGTTCGTCAGCCATTCATAGCCTCCTTATATGTTGGAAAATGGGTTGTTAGATTTGAGGTTTGTTGATAGAAGTCCTGCTGAGAAGCTGGGGATGTTTAATTTTTGAGCCAAAGTGATGAAGGAATCCGCACAGGCGTCACACTGGTCATCTTTTTTTCCACGACTTCCATCAAAAGCTTCTAGTTCAGCAAAGAAATCTTCGTTCCAATCGCCACGGACATACTTAACAATGCCAGCTTCGCAAGCAGCAGCGAAGGGTTGGAAACGAATAACTTTAGATTTGTTAGTTGGTCGCATACGGGCATAGAACCCTTCTGCAATAAGCTCCTTAATCATCATTTGACCAGCAGCTTTACCAGCTTGCCCCGGCTCTTGGGGAAGAATAATTTGAGTACCTTGTGGGTCCGATGCTGCTGTTTGAATGATGCGCTGAATGACTTCGCCGTATCTTGCACGGAATCTTACAACATCAAGAACCACATATTCCCCAAACTTTGTCTTACCCATCAACACACCGGCTGTCCAGTCTGGGTTGGGTAATGCTTCACATGGAAGTGAACCTGCAATGTCCCATGCTCGGCAGTATTGAACAAAGTCATATTCAAAGTCGTTTACTGGACTACCAAGAAACTCTCTCTTAAAGAAACCAGCAGCTTCTTCGCGAATATCCCAATTGCCGTAAAGGTCGCGCTCTTTCTTTACCCTTTTCAAACCTTGGAGATTGGCCAAGTAGCCGGGATTTGCGCGAATTAGCGGGGGGTTGTCATAGATTGTTGCAGAGATAAACTGGAGAGAAAGTGGGCGACAATGTTGATCTTCAGAATCTTCAGGAAGTATGTTACCTTTTTCATCCCGATTGCCGTAAGTCTCTAGTAGTTCTTCTTTTGTCTCACCCCAAATCATTTCGTTATTTAGACGAATAAACCAGCGAACAGTACCATCCCTCTCAGGATTAGGTCTTCCTGCAAGTTCGTGGGTTTTGGGGTAAATCCACCAGTCAATCCACTTCCTCAAGTACGAATCTGGTGACGGGTTACAAGTTAGGAATAAGTTAGGAACCATGTTTGCTTTAGAACGCAAACGAGACAAAAGTACAAGTGTATGATCTTCAGATAGCTGAGTTGCCTCGTCCACCATTGCGGCAGAAAGCTGAAGCCCCCTCCACTTCTCGGCGTCGTCGTCTGTTTCCAAGTGACCCATCGCAATAACAGCGCCACTTGGGAAAGTAAAAGTCATCGATTTTTTATTTACTTTTACTTTAGGGTTAAACTGCCTGTAAAGTGTGGCAGCCTCATCAAAGAGACCGCCTGCTTTCATAATAGTCGTTTGTTGCTTACGGATAATATATCCACGGTAGTTTGGGTCATTAACCCATCGAAGGTGACGAAGAAGGCCGCAGAAGGATTTACCACCGCCCATCGCACCACCATATACAATAATGTTGGCGTTGCTCTCAAGAAACCATTTTTGCTTCTCACTGGCAGGGCCGAAAACTTTCTTAGCCACTATTCCTCCGTATAAATTTTATCTACCCTCTTACCGTGATTCTCTGAATAACCCTTACTTAGCTCCCAAGACTTTCTGACGGCAACTGCATCAAATAGAGTTTTATGTACTCCTAGATAGTAACGTTTACGTTCACCATCGACAGTTTCTTGTCCTTCAGCTTGCCACTTATTAAGTTTAGAATTCCAAGAAACGCCAGGAACATTAGAGCTACTGTTTTTATAGCAAGAGCGGTTTTTATGATTGATTTTGTCGATAGACAATCTTAAGTTACTTATTCGATTATCTTGCGGGTCCAAGTTAATATGATCAATATCCTCTTCCGGGAATTGTCCGTAAACATAGAGCCACGCCAAACGGTGTGCCGGATAAACTTTATTCAGAAGACCAATCACCCAATAAGGGTTAGGGTTCCTTTTTGTTGCAGGTTTTAAAGAGCCTGCCCTAAGACCGTTCTTTATATTCTTAAGAAACCCGTTGCGACCTCTCCAATCTCGAAAGTGACTCTCAGGTCTATCCTCTCTCCACATAAAAATTCCCATTTCGGGGTCGTAATGTAAAGCTTCTTTGAGATATTCTTGTGTAAGCTGCATAAAAACAAATCTCCTAAATAAAGATGACGCCCTGCTGGCGTAGCCGTATTTCTACAACTCTATAGCCAGCCTTACGGATCGTCAATATTTATTACAACAGAGGCCGTTCAATGAACAACGTATTGTTGGAGCATACTTAAATAAAAATGGGGAATGTCTCCCGACAAGCCCCGAAAGCTTTACTCTTTCACTATAGTTTCATCTTCAACCGTCACCCAAGTCAACTCTTCAATATCACACTCGGGACTGAATAGTCGGTATTGAGTTAGATGAACGCCCTCAGCTTGTTCAGGTAGCAGTTCTGC